GAGTATTTACAGATTCATCAACAGAAAATATTTTAAGAGGTTTTGCATTTGATGGTGCAATACAAAATTATGATTTAGTATTTTCAGATGGTTCAAAGATTTCTGGTGCTTTTTTAGTAACAAGCTATGAAAGAGCAGGTGAGTTTAATGGTGAAGAAACATATTCTGTCACTTTAGAATCATCTAATACAATAACATATACGAATGCGTAATTATGGAAATAAAGTGGACTAATGGTTGGGAAGTGATTAATTTTACAATCAATGACAATCAATATCATGGTTTTATAAAAGTAACCAAAAAAGGTGAAATAACTATAGAATGTACAAAAGATGTTGATTGTCGCCCACTTGATAAAATCTTAGTCAATTCTTATCAAAATCTAATAGTGCAAAAAATTACTATAACACAAAGTAGAGCAGAACTTCATTGTATCAAAGACGATACTGGAGAGTTAAAAAAAGCAATACAAACAAAGAAAAAACTAAAAAAAGCACTAGGAGATGATGATGAACCAATACAAGGGTGAAGTAAAAGGTAAGTTAGGAGATAAAGAAAGAACTTTTAGACTTACTTTTGAATCAATAGTAAATATCGAAAATATAACAGGAAAATCTATTATTCAGCTTACACAAGATATGTCAGCTGGTAAATATTCTTTTAAAGATTTATTAACTATTTTACATCAAGGGTTATTAGGAGCAAAAACTAATATTCTTAAAGAGGCAGTTGGTGATGCTATGATGAAAAGTGGTCTTTTAGTATCTTCCGAAATAGCAGGTGTAGTTTTAGCTTCTGCATTTACTGGAGAAACAAAGGAAGATGACAACCCTTTAGCACCAGCGGAGAACATTCAGACAGATACCCAATCCAAGAATACCTAGAAATAGGATTAGGTGTTCTTCGCATGACACCAGCAACATTTTGGGATTTAACACCGAGAGAATATATATCGGCTATAAACGGATATTTACTAACTAAAGGTGGTAAAACAAAAAATCCTATGCTAAAAGATGAGATGCGAGATTTAATGAGGAGATTTCCAGACTAATGGCAACAAATTTAACAACAATAGAAGTAAGGCTACAAGCCAATGCTAAAAATTTTCAGAACCAAATAAATAAAGGTTCACAAAGTATACAGAAGTTAAAAAAAACTACAGAGCAAAATATACCTACACAAAAAAAGTTTCAAACAAGATTAAGAGATGTTGCTGGTTCTATTGCGGCAGTACAAGGTCCACTTGGTCCAGTTGCTGGTAGGTTAAATGCAATTGGTGCAATCACTGGTAGAGTAAGTGGTAAATTATTAGGTTTTCTTGCAGTTGGTACTCTTGCGGCAGTTGCATTAGGTAAATTTATAAAAGCAGGTGCAAATGCAGAATCACAATTTTTAAAATTAAATGCAATATTAAAAGCAACTGGTTTTGCGGCAGGGCAAACAGCAGACGATATTGAAGAACTTGCAGTATCTATAGGAAGAAATACTTTAGCTAGTGTTCAAGGTGCAAGAGATGCAGCAGGTATTTTATTAACTTTTAAATCCATAAGCGGAGAAACATTTGGTGAAGTATTAAAACTTTCACAAGATTTAGCGGCAGTTGGTTTTGGAAGTATAACAACAGCGGCAACCCAATTAGGAAAAGCATTAGAAGAACCAGAAGTTGGTTTAGCTTCTTTAAGACGAGTTGGTGTATCTTTTTCTGAAAGTCAAAAAGAACAAATTAAAGTTTTATCTTTAACTGGTCAACAAGCAGAAGCACAAGCATTAATTATAAAAGCACTTAAAGATCAAGTAGGTGGTGCAGGAGAGGGTGCGGCAGGTGGATTAGCTGGTGCATTTGATACTCTTGGAGAAAACATAACTTTATTCTTTGAGAAAGCGGCGATTGGTAAAGCTATTGTTTCTACACTTACTGGTGTAATAAATTTATTAGCCAAAGCATTTGGTGCATTTATACCAGAAGAAGAAAGATTACCAAAAACAATAGAGGGTTTAAATCAAGCATTAGAAGAACAAGCATTAAAAACAGAATTAGCAAGAGATAAATTAGAAGATTTAAACAGTGCAAAAGCTAGAGGAAAAGGTATAAAATTAAAAGATGCAACTGATGAACTTAATAAATCTTTAGAAAGAGAAGTTGAAATAAGAAATGCAATAAATGCTTTAAAAAATAAACCTACTTTTGAAGACAAATCTGCAAAAATAACACAAGAAACTTTATTAAAAATACAAAGAGGTAGAAACGCAGAAATATTTGCACTTGGTAAATCAAGAGCAGAATTAAGAGCAATAGCAGATTTAAGAAAATTAGAATCAGCATTAATATCAAAACTTGGAGAGGGTCCAGTTGCTAGACAAAAGATAAATGACATTTTAAGTCAAGAAAGAGAAAAAAGGTTAGAAATTGCTGAAATACAAACAAAAGAAATAGAATCATTTGAAAGATTAGAAAAAGTTGCAGATGGTGTTGGTAGTGCATTTGAAACAGCAGGTAAAAAAATAACAGATGCTTTTGTTGAGGGTAAAATAGAAGCATTAGATTTTAAAGGAATTTTAAGAATATTAGTACAAGATTTACAGAAAACAGTTATACAAGTTTTAATTTTAGATAGACTTAAAAAAGCTATTACAGGTGCTTTAACTGGTACAAGTAGTGGTGGTTTATCTCTTGGAAGAATATTACAAATTAGTGCTGGTATGGGTGGTGCAACAACAGCAACAGAGGGTTCTTTTGCAAGTGGTGGAACTATTCAAGCTGGAAAGGCATCATTGGTTGGAGAAAGAGGTCCAGAACTTTTTGTACCAAGAACTGCTGGTAGTATTGTGCCTAGTAGTTTAACACCTGGCAAAATGGGTGGAGAAAGTAATGTAGTAATAAATCAAAATCTAAATTTTGCTCTTGGGGTAACAAATACAGTAAGAACAGAGATAGCAAATCTATTGCCACAAATACAACAATCGACTATAAGCGCAGTAGCAGATGCTAAATTAAGAGGTGGTAAATTTGCAAAAGCATTCGGAGGATAATTATGGCAGTATTTACACCATCATACCCATTAACATTTCCAACAAATGTTGGAGTACAAACACAAAGATTTTCTTTAGTTAGAACAGTTGCAGTATCGTCTTCACCATTTACTGGACAAGACCAAGTAGTACAACACGAAGGTGAATTTTGGACAACACAAATAAAATTTCCACCAATGTTAAAAGTAAATGCGGCACCAATAATTGCTTTTCTTTTACAATTAAGGGGTCGTAGAGGTACTTTTGCTTTAGGGGATCAAGATAGAAAAACAATACAAGGTGTTGCAACTGGAACTATTAGAGTAAATGGTGCTAGTCAAACTGGTAATCAAGTAGCTTTAGATGGGTTTGCCAATAATACAAATAATGTTTTTAAAGCTGGAGATTATATACAAATTGGTTCTTACTTATACATGGTAACAGAAGATGTAAATAGTAATGGTTCTGGAGAAGCTAATGTTAAAATAGAACCAGCATTAAGACAGGGTATAGAAACAATATCTGATGATGCAACTGTATTATATACTAATACAAAAACTCTATTTAGATTAGATAGTAATGAAACTGGTTGGGATACTGATCAAGTAAGCAAATATGGCATAAGTTTGTCAGCAACAGAGGCACTATAATGCCAAGAGGATTAAGAAAAATTATTGTAAAATTAAGAATGTTATATTGTGATATTAGAGGTCATCATGGAAAAAAATGGAATTATGAGCCAGGCGATCACTATATGGGTATGAATAAAAGGAAAAGAAAATGAGTAAATTTAAAGTAAGTGAAAATACAAATGTACAGCTTCCGTTAAGAAACTTAATAAGTATTGTTATTGCAGTTGCTGTTGGGGTATGGGCTTACTTTGGTATTGTTGAAACATTAAATGTACACTCTACAAAATTAAAACTTATGGAGAGTGATTTAGAAAAAAATACAGAATTTAGAATAAAATGGCCAAGAGGTGAAATGGGTTCTTTGCCAGCAGATAGTGAGCAATTTTTATTAATTGAGGATAGTATTGTCGAGATAGAAAAACTGACAACAAGAGTTGATGAAATGATGCATAATAAAGTTAATATAGAAAGATTAA